GGCAGCGCAAAGGGGGCGCGTGATGACCACCTACCACAAGGTCATCGAGATCGCCGACACCGGGCAAGTGTTCGCGAAGGTCTTCTGCAGCGAGGACGGCCGGCGGGTCGGGTTCGCGTACTGGGAGACGAGTTTCGTTGAGGGCTTCACCGGGCCGTCGATCGAAAAGATCGAGGCGCGCGCCGATCTCGCCCACAACTGGGCCGACGACTACATGGCGATGTGCCGCCGAAGCGAGCACCTGAAGCCATGACCCTCCGCACCCTCCTGACCGCCCTGATCGCCGTGGCCGCTGCCATCGCGATCTCCGCACTCCCCTGCCTTCTCGACGTCTGCCCGAGGTAGCCATGAGCGAGAACACCAAGATCGAATGGGCAGACCACACGTTCAACCCGTGGGAAGGCTGCCAGAAGGTCGGACCCGGCTGCGACCACTGCTACGCCGAGGCGCGCAACAGCCGCTTCAATGGCGGCAAGCCGATCAACTGGGGCCCGGGCGCACCGCGCCGACTGACCAGCGAAGGCAACTGGCGCCTTCCGCTGAAGTGGAACGCCCAGGCCGAGCGCGAGGGCCGGCGCTTCCGCGTCTTCTGCGCCTCGCTGGCCGACGTGTTCGACAACGAAGCTCCCTATCTGTGGCGCGTTGACCTGTTCCGCCTGATCGCCGACACGCCGCACCTTGACTGGTTGCTGCTGACGAAGCGCATCGCCAATGCGCGCGACATGATCGAAGAGGCGGTCGACGACAACAGCCTGCCCGCATGGCCGTGGCCCAACGTCTGGATTGGCGCGACCGTCGTCAATCAAGAAGAGGTCGACCGCGACATCCCGAAGCTGCTGCGCGTGCCGGCGCGCCTGCACTTCCTCTCTATCGAGCCGATGCTGGGGCCGATCAGCCTGCGCCGGTTCATGGGTCAGGGCTTCGGTCCGGCTCCGATGTGGGTCATCGCCGGCGGCGAGAGCGGCCCGAAGGCGCGGCCCTCGCACCCCGACTGGTTTCGCTCGCTGCGTGACCAGTGCGCAGCAGTTCGCGTGCCCTTCCTGTTCAAGCAACACGGTGAGTGGCTGTCTGTCAGTCAGATGGACAACGAGTTCATGAGCCATCTCTACAAGCCGAACCGCGTAGCCAAGCCGCACGAGGACCAGGGCAGCCTGAACGACTGCTACGGGCGGCGCTGCCTCGTGCCACAGGCGGTGATCCAGGCTGATGGCACGGTGGTCGAAGCCTTGTCACCGATGGCCTTCCGGCAGGGCCTTGGTTCCATGCTGACCTTCAAGGTCGGCAAGAAGGCCGCCGGCCGCCTGCTGGACGGCGTCGAACACAACGGATTCCCGGAGGCTGTATGTCCCTGATGTTCTCCACGTCCAACCACCTGCACGACCGCGACCTGCTGCTGTCGGACCAGGACCGCCAGCGCATCGCCGAGGAGCGCCGCGCCGCCCTCATCGTGGTCACCAGCCACGGCGACATCCCGCTCGAGGTGGCCAGGGATCTCGCCATCGCCGAGGCCATGGCCAGCAGCCACGGCATGGGCTGCATGGAAGGTGCGCTTCTGGACCAGATGGACCTCGCGATGACCGCCGGGCTCACCTGCGCGGACATCGACATCGACTTCGAGCCCGCACCGCTGCTGCCCGCCTGGGTGGGTCGGCTGGCGGACCGCATCACCAATCTCGGCCGCGCGCTGTTGGACTACCTGCGCCAGCCGAGCCCCTTCGACTGAACTGGAGCAAGGCATGCAAGAAACCCTGTTGGACGAGGCGCGCACCGCTGCGCCGGTCCTTGACCTCGAGCTCGAACCGAAGACTGCCAGCCTGCCAGCCGTGGCAGCTCAGCGCCAGCCCGCCCAAGCCGCCCAGGCGGACCCGTGGGCGATGCTGAACAACGCCATCCAGAAGGGCTACGAGCCGGCCATGATCGAAAAGCTCATGGCGCTGGCCGAGCGCATGGAGCAGATGACGGAGCGCGAGCGCTTGCGCCAGCGCGAACTCGCCCAGGCCCGGGACTTCGCCGCGTTCACCGGCGAGAACATCATCATCCCGAAGACCAAGACGGTGAACCGCGCCGGCGCCGGCAGCTTCGAGCAAGCCGAGTTCGACAAGGTGATGGGGATGATCAAGCCGGCCCTGTCGCGGCACGGCTTCGGCATCCGGCACGACCAGGAGTTCGGTGCCTACCGCAACAGCGCCGGCGCGGAAGTCGCGGGGTCCGATGGCATGCCCATTCCGTGGGTCTACGTCACCTGCTTTCTCAAGCATCGCGACGGCCACATGGAGACCTTGACCCTCAACGGCCCACCGGGCGACCTGCACGGCAACACGCTGGTCCAGAACCAGCAAGCGACCGCCAGCTACCTCAAGCGCCAGTCCGCCCTCGCCATCACCGGCACGCCGACGGCCGAGGAGGACAACGAAGAGAAGCTGGTGCGCAAGAAGGCCGACGGCGAGAAGCAAAGCGAATTCGAGTCGCTGTTGCAGGCCGGTCGCGCCGCCGCCGTCGGTGGCACTGCCTCGCTGACCACCTGGTGGGCCGGCACCACGCCCAAGCAGAAGAACCTGATGGGTCGCGAGTACCTGAAGCTCAAGAAGGATGCGGCCGCCGCCGACCGCCCCATCGACCACATGCAGGAGCAACGCAAGTGAGCGAATTCCTCATCCGCTGCTCGGCACTCGGCCGCCTCATGGCCAAGCCCGAGAACGCCGACCTCGATCCCGACTACGTGACGCCCGAGGTGGCGGCCATCATCGCCAAGACCAAGCGCACCGACGCGGAGAAGGCCTTGCTCGATGCGGTGCGCCGCAAGAGCCTGTCCGCCGGCGGCAGGACCTGCGTGCGGGAACTGCTGCGCGAGGACATCTACGGCTACCAGCCGAGCCAACTGCTCACCAAGCCCGTGCTGAAGGGCCAGGCCGTGGAAGAGCCGTTGTGCCTTCCCATGCTGGCCCGCCTGACTGGGCGGCCCCTGGTGAAGAACACCGAGCGCCGCAACAACGGGTTGATCTCTGGCGAGTGCGACGTCTTCGACGCCCCGATTCGGCATGGCCGCGACATCAAGGCGCCCTACTCGATGGAGACGATGCCCATTGTCGTGGCCGATGCCTACGACTCTGGCTACGAGTGGCAGATGCGCGGCTACATGATGCTGTGGGATGCCGAGTCCTGGAGTGTCGACTACCTGCTGGTCAACACGCCGGAGGAACTGATCGGCCCACTGGAGTCGCCGGCCGTGCACGTCGTCGACCACATCCCCGAGGCGCATCGGTGGACTTCGTGGCTGGTGACGCGCGACCGAGCGCTCGAGGACCTGATCGCCGACAAGGTCGCCGCTGCCCGGAAGTACTGGCGCCAGGCGCTCAACGAGTTCGACCGCACGCACCGCCTGCCTGGCGATGACATCCCGGTCGTGCGCCGCGCGCCTGAGCCCGTGGCCGCCTCTGCGCCGGTGAAGACCGCCGGCCCGGTGGACATCCCGGAAACCATCTTCTGAGGCCCGCCATGAACGCCATCACCACCGACCCGGTCTCCCGCGCCATGCGGGAGTCCATGCAGGAGCCCCCGCGCTCTACCGCCGTTGCCACGATCAAGGGCGTCGCCCTGGCCAAGGTCCGCGCCTGCGAGCCCACCCTGCTGGCTCTGGCCGAGCGCTACCGCGACGTGGTCTACGACCTGACCACCACCAAGGGCCTGGCCGAAGCGAAGGCAGCCCGCCACGACCTGCGCGAGAACGGCCGCTACGCCGTGCAGCGCGCCGAGCAGGCAGTGAAGGACGAGGCCAACGCGGTAAAGAAGGAGATTGCTCCCGAGGCCGAGCGGCTGATTGCCATCGTCAAGCCGACCGAGGATGCACTGGACGCGCTCATCACGGCACGAGAGGCGGCGATTGAGGCCGAGAAGGAAGTCAAGCGCCAAGCCGAGGCTGCGCGAGTCGAGAAGCATCGCGAGGCGATCGCCAAGATTCGAGCCTTCGTCGACCACGCCAAGGGCCTGCCAGCCAGCCGCATCCAACTCGGCATCGAAAAGCTCACCGGCATGGTCTTCGGCGAGGCGTGCGAGGAGTTCAAGGCCGAGTACGAGACCGCCCTGACCGAGACCATCTGCGCGCTGCAGCGCATGCACACCGAGACGCTGGCCAGCGAGCAGGAGCAGGCCCGGCTTGCCGCGCAGAAGGCCGAGCAGGAGCGCGTCGCCGCCGAGCTGGCCGAGCAGAAGCGGCTGCTCGACGAGCAGGCGGCCGAACTGAAGCGCCAGCAGGATGAACTGGCAGCCGCCGCCGCACTCATCAACGCTGTGCCGGTGCCCACCGAAGGCCGGATGGTCTGGGATGTCGAGCAACAGCGCATGTACGGCCCGAACACCAGCGCCCAGCAGGAAGCCGGGCAGGCAGCAACCCAGGGGACAGCGGCGAACCCCAGCCCTTGCCAGGCGCAAACCGCTTTGCCGGGACCGGACCACGCAGCCGATGCCGAACGGGCCATGAACGCGCCACGACTTCGGAGGGAGGCGGCTGCGGCAGCCGAGGACGTGCCCATCGAAACCAGCGAGGCCGACGCGCGCCCCTGGTCGCCCAGCGACGGCTACATCGACGCCGAGCCGCCGCCCGCCGGTACCGACCTTGAACTGGCCTCCATCGCGCTGCTAGCGCACCTGGACACCGAGCTCAACGGCAAGTGGCCGACGCACCCGAAGCCCTCGCAAGAGTGGTGGCAGGACCTGCGCAAGAAGGCCCGCGCTGTCGAAGCGGTGATCAACGACGAAGTGCTGCCGGGCTGACCGGCCAACCTGGAGGAGATCCGCCATGTTTCGCAACTCCCGCCTTGCCAGCACGATCCTGCTGGCCATGGGTTTCGCCGGCGCCGCAGTCAGCAGCGCCATCGACACGGCAAAGAACGCGATCGCCAACGCGCCTACCAGGCGCTCCACCGCTCAGACCGGGGGCAGCGGCTGGCGCGGCACCAGGCGCGGCCCGGGCTGGAGCAACCGCCACGTGCACCGCATGGCCCGCAAGCGCAAGAACCAGGCACGCCACAAGGCGCACTGCCGGCGCCAGCGAGGGTTCATCACCCTGGAGATCATGGTGTGGATGGCGGCCGCTATCGCCGTCTGGTCCATCGCGCTCGGCCTGGTCATGGAGAGCCGGCGTGTCACGTCGAGCAACCACCGCGAGACCGTGCGCTGCGTGGACGGTTCCCTTTCCAAGGTCACCAACAGCGGCATGGCGACGCCGGTGCTGGATCGAACCGGCAAGACGATCGCCTGCCCCCTCACCTGAGTTCAACCGGGGCGGCACGCCGCAGGGATTGCACCGCCGGGGCTCTGTTAGCAAACCTCAGCCCCTCAGTGGACCACGGTACCGCGGAACCACCCAGCGCCGGCCGAAAGGCAAGCCGCCCCGACCCTTCACCAACCGCTCCAAAGGAGATCCCATTGACCGCTCCACAACACCCGCTTGACCCGATCGCCCGCGTCTGCCACGAGGTGAACAAGGCGCTGTGCGAAGCCTTCGGCGATCACTCGCAGAAGCCTTGGGCCGAGGCCCCGGAATGGCAGCGCGAGAGCGCCCGCATGGGCGTGGACCTGCACCTCATGGGCGACTTCGGCCCCGAGGCCACCCACGTCTCGTGGATGCGCAACAAGCTCAAGGCCGGCTGGGTCTATGGCCCGGAGAAGGACGCCGACCTGAAGACGCACCCCTGCCTCGTGCCATTCAGCCAACTGGCACCCGAGCAGCAGGCGAAGGACTTCGTCTTCCGCACCGTCGTCCACGAACTGCGCCACCTGGCGCCGACCTGATCAACGGGCCGGCCCCGGCAGTCGCTTTCGCGCTGGGCGGCGTTCATTCATGTCCCGTCGTCAGCCCCTTCACATCCCAGCGGCTCGCGTTTCCCGGCACGGCCGGCCCACCCTTTCAGCCACCACCAACGGAGAACGGCAACATGCCAAAGCCCATCACCGAAACCCTGCGCCTGCTGGACGGCGGCGTGTTCCTTGAGGACTGCGCCGACAAGCTGGCTGAATCGGTCAAGGCCGTCGAAGAGACTGGCAAGGCCGGCAAGGTGACGATCGTCATCGACCTCAAGAAGACCGGCGGCGCGATCGCCGTCACCGGCAAGGTGACCAACAAGGCCCCCGAGGCCGCGCCCGACTCCACGCTGCTGTGGGCGACCGTCGAGGGCAACCTGGTGCCGGACAACCCCGCCCAGCGAAAGCTGGAGTTCCGCGAGGTCGTCAAGAAGACCGAGATGCGCGACCTGCCGGATAAGGCCGCCTCGATCTAAACCCCTCACCCATCACGCAAGCACCACCACCCCGGAGAACTCATGCAAGAACGAAACATCGCCGACGCGCTGGCTGAGCATCTGCCCAAGCCCGCAACCATCATCACCAATGAGGACATCGAAGGGGGCGGCCAGGTCGATTACGTGGCCCTCCCAAAGGGCTTCGAACTCAAGAAGGTCGACAACGAGGACCTGCTGGAGCACCCGCGCCGAGCGAAGACCACCGCCACGCTGTCGGACCCGGCTTCGTTCCTGGCCTACGTGCGCCAGCACGCCACCTTGGCTACCAAGGTCTGGTGCGACTTCGACCCGCAGACCTTCCGGCTGGCCTTCACGGCTGTCATCGACGACCACCACCAGCAGACCGCTGGCTGGCGCGGCCACACGGCGGTCTACCGGCCCGACATGAGCGCTGAGTGGAAGGTCTGGACCGGCCAGGACGAGAAGCCGCTGAGCCAACTGGAGTTCGCTGCCTTCCTCGAGCGCAACTCGGACGACATCAACACCGGTGAAGGCGGTGACACGAGGTTTCCCAGCTCGCTCGACATGCTCAAGATGGCCACCGAGTTCGAGGCCAACAGCGACAAGAGCATCAAGTCCGTGGTTCGCCTGCAGAGCGGCGGCTACCGCTTCGACTGTGTGGACGACGAGGATGCAGCGACGCGCTCTCAGATGCAGGTCTTCGAGCGCTTCATGATCGGCATCCCGGTGTTCTTCGCCGGCGTGGGCTATCGGATCCAGGCCCGGCTGAAGTACCGCAACTCCGGCGGCAAGCTGGCCTTCTGGTACGAGCTCATCCGCCCGGACTCGATGCACGAGCACGCCGCGCGCGAGCTGATCCAGTCGATCGGCGCCGGTCTGGCCCTGGTCAACGAGAGCGTTGTGTCGTCCGTCCCGCTGCTGATGGGGTCGTGCAAATGACCATCACCATGCAGTCGGTGCAGAGCAGCCAGATCAAGGCGATCGGCTACGACGCGCCGAGCGAGACGCTGCGGGTGCAGTTCA